GGTTTTCCTGCGCCTCTCCTCGAGGGTCATTGCAGCTTTGTTCCGTTCGGGCCAAACAAAAGCTCGGCAAATGTTTGGAATTGTTGTCCGTATCCAGAACGCAATTGGCCATGGCGTGCGAACCGTCAAGGCGGGGGCCTCCGCCATGGCCTCCGTGGCTCGGCGAGCCTCCACGGCCGTCGTAGGGGTTCTTGGACGTAGCGCCGCCCGTCTGCGAACTGCAGGATCACGACTCAAGAAGGCTCATGTGTCTTACAAAAAGCGCCAAGCGATAAAAACTGAGGAGGCCCGCGTAAAGGGTCTCATTAGCAAGGTTCGCAAGTCGAACGCACCCCTGACTCTCAAGGAGAAGCAGGAGTATCTGAAGATGGCGCGCAAGGCCAATAGTGTGGCGGCCAAGGCTGCCAAGCTGGCGGCGAGCGCTCGGCGCAAGAACGTGACTATGGTGAACGCAGCGAACGCGCTCGTAGCCCTGAAGAGGAAGCGTTCGCACTAAAGGGACTTGTAAAAGGCCCATTTGAGATCTGAACAAATGCCCTTCCATATCTCATCCTGTCTGTAAAGCTTCTCTTTGGACTTGAGAAGTGGAAAGCAAGGTAGGAAGTCGTCCTCGTCGAGCAATTCACAAAATTTGTAAAGTACATAGGAATATGATAAAAAGTTTTTCCGGTCTTTTGGCCGATGTTTCTCAAAGGGTTTTTGAATCTGATGGAACATGAGTCTGAGCTTTGCTTCGAGAGATTGACTCATTGTTGGTGGTTGTATCCCGTTGAGAATCGTCGTTATGTATGGTACGTGCTCGTAAAAGCGCGACCGTCCTAGCTTTTTGAGGAGAGCCTTCACCTTTTCATGAGTAATTTCAGAAAGATCCTTCACCTTTTGCTTCTTGAACTCGGACCGAAGCTCTTCGATCACCTCTGGAGGTACGCTCGTTGACTCCTTGGCTTGGAACTGGCTGACCCATTCGTTGAAGTGATTCTCTCGCTTGTATGAATAAATTATATTCTTCTCCATTTCCTGTTCCTCCTTGAACCCAACTTCATCACCTAGAATATACTCGGTCGACCCACACTCTTGACAGATTTCTTCGCTACGATTTTCATCAAAAAACTTTTTAAACATTACGCCACAACTCTTGCATAATGGATCTGATGGATCACCTCGCCGACAAATCTTCTTTTCATACTCGCCCTCTACTTGCACTAAATATGAATTATATATATCCTCCCTCTGCACCCCCTTGCGTGAGCTTATCTGGACCCCCGCCACCTTCTTCGTACTTGACCCACTTAAAGCCTCCCCGTGATGATATTCCTTTATAAATGGAGCAGTCTTGGCCATATATCCATACATCTCATCCTCTAATTCCGTTTTTTCCCTCCCCTGGGCCACTGCAATCTTCCCCTGAAATTCACGCACCTTTTCATTAAATCTGGCTTCCATTACGGAATTTAAGTATGAATTGTTTAAGACTCATCAACTCGTGGAGCCAAGTAGAACTTTACGTCACCCAAGTTTGCAATTCCATATCTGAAAACTATTGGCATATTTTCATCTGACGAGTCCTGCATGAGCTGGACTGACGAGCATAGACCTGTCGCCTTAGTGAACATATTGATGTACCTGAGATTGTAAGTAGCTCCAAACTTCTTGGGGAATGCGTCGGGGAACTCGAGAACAGTCTTCTGGTTCGCAAAGTCTCCCTCACAAGAGAGCTCGAGTTTGTTCCCGTCGCGATATATGTCCATGTCGCGCGCCAGGTTGCCCATGTCCCTGGCGATACGCTGAAAGTCTATGCTCGGCATTGTCGTGATGGCATCCATAGATATATCTGGAACATCAAGGATGTCTTCGTTAATGTCTAGGAGCTTGAGGCTAAAAGTTGTTTTAGACTTTTTTATTGTATTTTCTATAACAAACTCAAGAGTCTCTGTTCCGTTGATTTTTAGAGTCAGGGTGTCCGTTGGGCCGACAGACTTGAGAAGCTTGAATGTATTAGCCATATTCAGCCCAGCTGTAATCTCAGTCGGGCAGGAATACTCTTCAAAGTTTTCGGCCGAAAGGGTCATGTGGACGAGAGTGACGCGCGCAGTGTCCAAGGTCAGGATCTTCACACCCTCTGGGCTGAAATAGACATTCACATCATTGATAATGTCTTTGAGAACCTCGAAAATACCTTTAATAGCATTTGCCTGGATAGTGCGTAGATGCATCCTGTCAGGAAAGTAATGATATCTTTTAAGTTGCGCTTGCACTCGAATAAGCATCTGAAACACTCTTCGAAATCCGCGCCTTGAGTTCTGGAGTGAGCATAGGTTGCATACTTATACCGTATGACTCGAGTTCGAACATGTCGCGCCCTCCCTCACCTCCATCAAGTGTTGCGGTTGTTATTCCACCGGAACTCCAATTTTCAATCTCGTTTGGAATCATGGACTCTAGCCAGTTTCTAACCTCTGCACCCACAAGTATATTCCCCTCTGCGGTGACGAGTGTAGGTACCCGTTTGATCTGAGCGTTCGCGGGCCTGCCCTGAGTAGACACGTTGTGAAACTTGATCATGGGCATAAGAGTTGGATTTGCCTTGATAAAAGTTAGAATATCAAATGAAAACTGGCACTTGTCGCTAAACACCAAGAGTGCCATTGATATTTTGTATTTTTTTTAAAAGGCAGTATTAACACATGAAGGCTGACGTGGCTATTCTTGGAACGGTCGCACTCGTGACTGCTTACCTCTTCTGGAGCTCCTCGTCCCTGACGGCCCGGTACGACTCCCCTCCTGTTGCGAGCAATTCTCCAGTAGTTCCTCGTGGTATAATCCAGGCAATTGTCGAAAAGATACAGGCAGGGGCGCCGTGGCTACAGCCAGTCAATACTGTATACATAAATCCCCAGACATCTTCCCAGGGAGGTACAGAGTATAACGCTCGCTTCATGTTCTTGGACACCCGAGGCTTCTTTGGCGAGCAGTATGACGTGACGGCAACAGTCGGCCAAGATGGCGTTGTTAAACTCCTGAAGAAGACGTTCACGAGCTCTCCGGCGCCAGATGGACCATTCGAGCGTTACACGCCTGACAAGTATCAGAGCTTCAGTGACGTGAACGAGTCCCTGCAACTGCAGTTGCGTCAGGCTCTCCAGCAGAGCCACGAGCTCCCCGGGACGACAAACGTTCTTGCGTAGACTAGGCCAGAAAGTAAGGATCTGTAATAGTAATGATATCGGCCGGAGATATTGCCGAGCGGGAGCACGCCCGAAGAGCCATCCGCAAGAATACTTATAAAAATATACTTGAACAATTTTCAAGAAAAGTCCAGGCAGCAGCGGAGAGGCGCGAACGGTCAGCCACCCTACAGGTCCCGCCCATGGTTCTGGGTTTCCCTATGTATCCGTATGAGGAGGCTCTCTCATACCTTAGGCGACAACTCGTTCTCTCGGGCTATCAGGTTCAGCAGGGACTAGAGCCAGGTCAGTACATCGTGACATGGGATCGCCCCACAAAACCAGCCAGAAAAACGGCTACAGAGGTGGTGGCTGGCCCGGAACCAGGAGAAGATGTCTTTTTCGGCCTGGCAAATATGCAAAAGGTTGCTGCGCAACTACGGAAAAAGTAAAAAAGAATGTATTACTAATGGAAGTTCTCAATGATGCAGAGAGGCGCTACTCGAGGAAACTTGTAGAGGCGATGCTCCCGGAAATCATTGAGGTTCTCGTAACCATTTGGGAAGATACCAAGAAGGAAACCAAGGACCGCAAGTTTATGGAGAATTATCGTCAGAATCTGCGCAAGATCAAGGGCGAGTGGTCAAACGTCAAGGTGAAAGAGCACGTGTCAAACATCCTCAAGACGTGCCCCTTGTTCCCGAGACTCATTGCCGCCGTCTTTGTCATCCACGTGAAGATCCTCAGCGCTATTCGCATTGACAAATCTTCAAAGAAAATAAATCTAAAGTTGCCGAGCAACGACGTATTTGTCCACACATCTTTTATAGAGTGTGCCCGGGATCTGTA